TGTTAGAAGATTATTAATTGCTCTTAAATCTTATATAGGTCAAACAGCACAAACCCTAGTATTTGAACAAAATACAGCAGCTACAAGAAATAACTTCTTATCACAAGTAAACCCATACTTAGAATCAGTAGTACAACGTCAAGGTTTATATGCGTTTAAAGTAGTAATGGATGAATCTAATAATACACCTGATGTAGTAGATAGAAACCAAATGGTAGGTGCTATTTATTTACAACCAACTAAAACAGCAGAATTTATTATCTTAGATTTTAACGTATTACCAACAGGAGCAACATTCCCTAGTTAATAGGTTTAAAAGTTAAATATTTATAATAGAATAAAATTAAACAACAATGGCAGTATTAGATCCCAACGAAATATTCTTTACAGCATTTGAACCAAAACAACCCAATAGGTTCATTATGTATATGGATGGATTTCCTTCATTTATAGTAAAGGGTGTAAGTGCTGTAACTTTAACTCAAGGTTCTGTACCTTTAAATCATATTAACGTTCAACGTTTTGTTAAAGGTAAAACAGTATGGAACCCAATTACTTTTACCCTATTTGACCCAATCACTCCTTCAGGTGCTCAAGCAGTAATGGAATGGGTACGTTTACACCACGAATCAGTTACTGGTAGAGATGGTTACTCAGATTTCTACAAGAAAGATTTAACGTTTAACGTATTAGGTCCTGTAGGTGATGTAGTTTCAGAATGGATAATCAAAGGAGCTATGATAACATCAGCCGATTTTGGGGCTTATGGTTGGGATGATGTAGATGCTGCAGTAAATCTTACAATGGAAGTCCAACCAGATTACTGTATCTTGAACTTCTAAAAAAAATCAAATATTTTTATAAAGAGAGCTTGGATTCGTTCAAGCTCTTTTTTATATTCATATTTATACTCGAATAAAGTTATTATAAATAAAAGATATGGAATTTAAATTACCAACAGAAACTGTAACCTTACCATCTAAAGGTTTATTTTACTCAAAAGACAATCCACTTTCTTCTGGGGAAGTAGAAATTAAATATATGACAGCAAAGGAAGAAGATATTCTTACTAATGCTAATTATATTCAAGATGGTACCGTATTAGACAAATTAATGAAGTCACTTATAGTTAGTAAAATTAATTATAATGATTTACTTATTGGTGATAAAAATGCTATTATGATAGCATCTCGTATTTTAGGGTATGGTAAAGATTATAAATTTACTTATCAAGGAGAGGAACATATCGTAGATTTATCCACACTAGAAAATAAAGAAATAGACCCCAGCATATTTACCCCAGGTGATAATATTTTTAATTTTACTTTACCTACTACAAATGTAGAAATTACTTTTAAGTTATTAACTCATGGTGATGAAACGAAAATATCTCAAGAAATAAAAAGTCTTAAAAAAATTAATTCAAAAGTAACAGCTGATCTTACTACAAGACTTAAATACACCATACAATCAGTAGATGGTAGTAATGAACCTAAAGATATTAGAAATTTTATAGATAATTATCTTTTAGCTCAAGATGCTAGAGCCTTAAGAAATTATATTAATGAAATTCAACCTGATGTTGACCTAACTTTTTTTCACGAACGGACTGAAAAGAGACATACAATTCCCATTGGACTTAACTTTTTTTGGCCTGACGTCTAAAACAGCTCCTCAATATAGAATGAATACATTAACTGAAGTACATAATTTAGTATTTCATGGTAATGGTGGTTATATATGGAGTGATGTTTACAACATGCCTATTTATTTAAGAAGATTTGCTCTTTCTAAAATACGAGACCATTTTGAAGCATTAAATAAAACCCAAGATGCAAAATCCCCTAATTCTAAAACAGTAGTAGGTTCTGATGGTAAAGTTAAAGCCCCACAATTCACTAAACCTTCAACTAAATACAAGTAAAAACATATTCTTTTAATATTTATTAACATATACATAGAATATGGCTGTAGGAGATAATTTAAATAAAGCAAAACAAGAAGCACAAGAGTTAAATCAAGAATTAGCTCTTATAGCTGATGCTATTTCTTCTATAGGAGATTCCCTAAGAAAAGATTTTGTTGCTGAATTAGAAAAAGTAGGCGATCTTACAAAAGAACAAAAAAATAATTTAGCAGGTACATATTCTAAAGGTTTTAAAGAAGCAAGTAAAGCTGTAGAAAGTGTAGCGGTTGCTTTAGCTAAACAAAAAGAAGGTACTCTTAAACTTTCGGAAATTCAAAAACTCCAAAATAAATTAGTTGAAATTAAAGCTAAAAAACAATTAGTCTTAAATCAAGCCGAACTTTATGGTGTTTCATTAAGTGAAGAAAAATTAAAAGCATTAAATGATGAAATAGCAGCTTTAGATAAAGGTGTAGCAAAAATAAAAGATTCTCAAACTAAATTTGGTGGTCTAGCAGCTTTAGCTTCTGAAAAATTTAAATCTCTTAATCTTAATGTTAAAGATCTAGCAGGTGCTGTTTTAAAATTTGCAATACAAAAGTTAAAAGAATTTGATACTGAAACCGTTAATATTCAACGTAATTTTGCTGTTACTAAAAAAGAAGCAATTCAAATTAATCAACAGCTTGCTAGAACAGCTGTAGGGGCAAAAACTTTAGGGGTTAATTTAGAAAGTGTAACTAGAGGTGTTAATTCTTTAAATGAAGAATTAGGAGGCACAGCACTTTTATTTACAAAAGACATCCAGGTAGGGATGGCTGAGCTTACAGACCGTCAAAAACTATCAGTTAAAGCAGCAGCATCATTTACTACCCAAGCAATTAATTCAGGTAAAGCTGTTGATACTATTAGAGCAGAACAGGAAGCAACTTTCAAAGCTGTTAAAGCATCAACAGGTGTTGCTTTAAACTTTACCCAAACGTTAGAAGAAGCAGGACAAATTTCAGGAGCATTAAGACTTAATTTAGAAGCTACTCCTGGTGGTCTTACTGAAGCTGTAGCTATGGCTAAATCTTTGGGGGTTGAAATGAATGCTATTTTAGGCACTCAGGCTAGTATCTTAGACTTTGAAACTTCTATTGCAAACGAATTAGCAGCAGAAGCAATAATTGGTAGAGATATTAATTTAGAAAGAGCTAGATTAGCTGCTATGAATAATGATATAGCAGGATTAACTCAAGAAATTGCATCCCAATTTGGTTCAGTCGAAGAATTCCAAAGCTTAAATTATCTCCAACAAGAGGCCTTTGCAAAAGCCTTAGGCATGTCTAAAGATCAACTTGCAGAACAGCTAAGGACTCAACAATCAATTAATGAACAAATAGAAACCGGTGTAGAAACCGCTGGTGATTCACTTACACAAAATTCATCAGCTTTATCAGCTCAAGAAGCATTAACTGAAAGTATAAATTCATTAAACAGCATCTTAAAAACAAGTTTAGGACTTATAATGGGTATAGCAACAGCTGCAGCTATACTCTTAGCAATCCCAACAGGTGGTTTATCTTTAGGTGCCTTAGGAGTAATTGGTGCTACTACAGGTGGTGCCGCTGCAGTTGCTGGTGGTGTAGGTTTAGCTGCAGGTGTTGGAACAGCAGCATTAGTAAGCGATGGTATGGCTCCTTCTTCAAAAGGACCTTTTACAATTACAGATTCATATGGTGCTACAGCAATAACAACAGCAGGAGATAATGTAGTGGTTTCCCCTAATGTAAACTCTGGAGGGGGTGGTGGTATTACATCAGCACAAGCTAATAAAATGATTTCTTTACTTGAAAAAGTTGCAAATAAAGATTTTTCTGTTAGTATGGATGGCCGTAAACTCTCAGATGCTATGCAAACATCAGGAGTTTCTTATAGTAGTTAATATTTATAATAAAATAATAAAATCATGGGATTAAAAGATCAATTAGCAAATGCAGGTTCAAACCTAACACAATGGGATGGTTCAACCCCTTCAGATATGCCTGGGGCGAGTCCACAATCAAGACTTCATAAAGAATACTCGATTAATGGTAACCCAAATATGTCTAAAAAACCATCACCTTCTCAATTAGACTTAGATGGTGTAGACCCATCAGGACCTTTAAATGTACCTGGATATGGTCAATTAAATGATAGCTTTAAAAAAGGGACATATTTAGATAATCTCCCCGGATAATCTATGCCTTTAATAGATTTAAAAACCGACCTTAAATCATTAAGATTTAAATCTCCTGACACTCCTGGTGATAGACCAGGTGGTGGGTGGAGTTATCAACCTTTCGTTACAAAAAACCCTAATTATTTAGATCATGTATCAATAGAATATTTAAGACGTACTGGTGGTAAAGATATGCTTTTAAGGGGTGGTACCCTTCTTCCTTTAAGTATATTTGAAGATGAAGAAAGGCTAAGTAAATTCTTATTTACTACCCCTGCAGGTTTAAATTTTACAACACAACAAAATTTACTTTCAGCAACAGGTGTTAGAGTATTTGGTGGATATCCCAACCAAGTAAGAGCAGCTAATATTAATAAAGCAAAT